GGCTATCAAAAAGGTATTAGGGATGCCAGAGCTTTATTTACTGGTGGTGGATTAGGGGACTCTTTATTAAAAGGTGGACCACAAAAACCAATGGACGTTGTTGAAAGATATATAAAATCTAACGAAGCAAAATTTAATGTGCAAAAAGATTTATTAAAAGATTTAGTTTCGGCCGATTTATTAGGCGCTGACGAAGATGACATAAGAAAAGAATTTGTCGATAGAGGTTTAAAAAAAACTTACAATGAATTAACAAATGACATATTTATTCCTTATTTTCCATCTGACAAAATAAGAAGAGAGTTTGAAGAGATAGCTGAACGTATAGGTGAACCTAATCCATTTGAAGAAGCAGAAGATATCATAGACGATATAAGAGATGACTTGCAGGGCCTAAGCTTTAATGATGAGTTTGATATAAATATAAATGATTATGTGGATGAAGAAGATTTTGAAGCTGCTATAATTACGCCACCACTACCAGATAGTGTAACTGGCGCAATGCCTAGTGCGCAGGTAATACAAACAGCACAAGCTGCGGTTCCAAATACAGGATTGACACAAATAGAAGAACTATTATTATCACCTGAAGAAAAATTACTTAGACAAAAACAAAGAGGAATAGTAACGTAATGCCCAACAACGGAAACGGAATTCAACCCAAAACTACAAGAGAGCACATCGTATCTTTATACGGACATGTCAAAGGTGTAAAAAAAGATATTAACCATATGCATAATGGTATTCACAAATTGGGCGGCAAGATAGACAAGATCTATTGGGTATTATTGGGTACGGTGGGGGCTGTATCACTAGTTTTATTTGAAAAATTTATATCCATTCTTTGAGTTCTTCACCCATAACTTCATTAGCAATACTTAATTTATCTCTCAAAGCTTTTTGAACTTTTATATCTATCGTATCTTCAGCAACTAAATCTATATAAGTCATGGGTTTTTTTTGACCTATACGATCTATTCTAGCTTCTGATTGTAATCTTTTTTCTAAATCATAACCATTAGAATAATAAATCATTGTGCTAGCAGCAGTTAATGTGATACCATATCCGCCGGTTTGTGTAGTGCCTACAAAAAATCTACACTTAGGATCGTTTTGAAATTTTTCTATATTTTTTTGTCTGTCGTCTTGTGGAGTTAATCCATAATAATCTACAACAGAATCTTTACCATGTGCTTTTTCAATGGCTTCAATTATTCTTTGCACATCTTTTTGATAATAAGACCAGATAACTACCTTTCCTGATATCTCCCAAATAATATCCATAAGTTCTGTTAATCTATTACAAGGTAGTTCTTGTATTTTACCATCGTCTGCAGAGTGGTAACCACAAGATATTTGATGTAGTCTTAACAACTGCACCATGACTGTAGACGTAGAACAAACTTTTCCATTCAACTCTGAGATAGCGTATCTTCTCATTTCTTCGTACAACTTTCTTTGAATACCTGTCAATTCAATCTTTCGTGTGGTGTATGTTTTAGGTGGTAAGTCTAAACAATCGTCTTTTAAAACTCTTTCACTGAAGCCCGCAATGTGTTTTTCTAGCTCTGGTAAATTTTTTCTATTGGGTCCTATGGGCACCGTAACAGAACGAGATCCTAAATTCATAGTCTTCATATAACAATAGTGCGCACGATAAGCCCAAAAATTATCGAAACCTAAAAGTTCATTTTCTAGAAAAGCTGCCTGAGTATACAAATCTAGTGGTGAATTTGTGATAGGTGAACCTGTCAATATTCTTCTGTACTTACAAAGATTTTTTAATTTTAAAATATTTTTTGTTCTATTAGCTGTGGGTGTTTTTATTGTGGTAGACTCATCTATGGCCACCATAGCCTTATGTGAATTTAAAAATTTAGTAGCGAAAGTGGTAGCCTTTGGGTAAGAAAAAGCTTCTACATTCATAATTAAAATGTGGAAATCTGTACCAGTTGCGAATAAACTATTTAGTTTTTTTATTTGTGTAGGTGTAGAATTAGAGGTTTGCCATAACACAACTTTTTTCTCTATGTGATCTGGCATATGCGTAGGTATCTCACCTTCATACCAGTTTTTATAAACACCTTTTGGGGCAATTAAGAGAAGCCCATTTATCTCGCCTTTATTGTAAAGCATAGACGCATTGTCTATTAATACCTTAGATTTACCCGTACCCATTTCCATAAAATAGGCAAAATATTCTTTGTCCCAAGAACGTTCTAAAGCTTTTAACTGATGCGCATATGGCTTAGTTTTAAACTTATAATTCATGTTTACTTTTGCTTTCTAATTGCTATATATTACTTGAAAGATAAAAAGTCAATGTCAAAAGTTTATTTAATACAGGCTATACCGGGAACTAGTAAAGGAGAGCCTAAATATAATATTATCGGTGCACAAAAATATGGTGATATTGTGACAATGCTCCCAGAGTTTTCACAAATGATACATTCACCTGGCCCACTAGTTTTAAAACTTAGAACTCTTCTAAAAGATTTTAAAGAAGAAGATTATTTATTGTTGTCTGGAGATCCTGCAATAATTGGTGTTGCATGTTCTTTAGTTTCTGACATGACAAATGGTAAGTACAAACTTTTAAAATGGGATCGACAAGAAAAAACTTACTATTCAATAGAAATAAATATTTATCAAAAATAAGTTGACACCACTTTATTTGTGTATATACAGATAAGCGCGATATAAAAAATTATTAAACTATTAAACACATATGGAGAAAGATGACAATAGACTTACGTAAAGATGCACCTAATCAGGTGTCAAACGTCAACCCTGACGAACTCTCAAAAGAAATAAATACTCTTCAAGAAATACAACAAGAGATTACTAATCAAGAAAATAAATTAAAAGATTTAAAAGACAGAGAAAAATATTATGCAAACATAATAATTCCAGATCTGATGAACCAATTAAATTTAAAAACTTTAACATTAAAAGATGGATCACAGATAGCTGTAAAAAATATATTTGGTGCCTCTATAGTTGCAGAAAAAAAACCAGAGGCATTTGACTGGCTTCGAAAATCGGGAATGGGAGCGATTGTGAAAAACAATATCACAGTCAGATTCGGTCTCGACGAAGATAACAAGGCGGAGCAATATGCGACCCTTGCAAGAGGACAAGGTTATGAACCCGATCGGCAAGTAGCTGTTCATGCCGGAACCCTAAGAAATGCTCTGCAGGAGTTTCACGAAAAAGGTGGGGCCATACCTGCAGAGTTGTTTCACACGTTTGAAGGAAACCAAACGAAAATAAAAACCAAATAAACTACTAAACTAACAAACTAACAAGGAGTAAATATGGAAAAAGAAGTAGTAAAAAAGAATAGTGCAGGATCACTTGCAACTATAAATCTAAGATCAGACTCAGGTAAAGGTGCTGAAGAAATTAGATCGGATGATGTATCAACACCGATTCTAAAAATTCTACACCAACTTTCACCAGAGTGTAACGAAAGAGATCCTAAATACGTTGATGGTGCAAAGCCAGGCATGATATATGCAGCAGGCTTCACGAAACTAATTGACGGTAATGAAGGATTAGATGTAGTGATAGCACATTCTCAAACTAGATATCCAGAATGGCAGGAGCGAGGAGACAGTGCATCTGCTCCGGTTGGAACTCACATGGATATTCCGGCGGATGCTGTTGAAGAAAAAAATGGTAGATACAGATTACCAAATGGTAATTATGTAGAGAAGACTGCGTATTTTTATGTGTTAGCTATGGTTGACTCAGAACTAAAACCTGCAGTAATAGCCATGAGATCTTCTAATCTAACGCCAGCAAGAGAACTTAATAATTTAATCAAGAATCTTAGATTCTCAGATTCAGATGGTTCTTTTAATCCTGCTGCGTATGCTGCTGTTTACAATTTGAAAACTGTAGGCAAGACAGCTGGTAGTAAGAGTTGGCATGTTTACAAGCCATCAAGAGTTAGAAATCTTGATGTTGCAGAAAAAGCTGATGCAGAGATTTACGAAGTTGCACAACAACTTCAAAAGACTGTATCAAAAGGTTCTGCAAAGCCTCAGTATGAGAAGGCTCAAGCTAAACAAGATATAGTTTAACCGAGTACTTAATGAGTACACTTGCAAGCAAGGCGCCAAAGCGAGAGTGGAGGCGCCTTGATACAATTTAGAAAGTATTTTAGTGGTCTGCAAAGAGACTATGGTTTCTGTAATGTAGACAAAGGATATGTTGACCCTGATTCTGGTAAAATTAAATTTGATCCAGGTGATTATGGTTGGTCAAAAAGAAATATAACAGACGAAGATTATCAAGACCATTTAGATGGTAAGAAAGCTATTGGTATACAACCTTGTGATGATGATGCCAAAGCAAGCTTTGGTGCCATTGACGTGGATCCAAAAAATTACAAAAGTTTTAATTTAAAAAAATATTTAGATATTATTGAAAACAAAAATCTACCCGTGGTTCCCATAGAATCAAAAAGTGGTGGGCTTCACATTTATGTGTTTACAAAAGAAAGAGTGCCAGCAACTTTGATAAGAGAGTTTTTATCTAATCTTTTATTTTTATTCAAGTTACCACACAATACAGAAATATTTCCAAAGCAAACAAAACTAGGTGTTAATCAAAACAATGAGAAGACATCTGGTAGTTTTATAAATTTACCATACTACAAAAGCACAGAACGTAAAGCTTATAAAACAGATGGCAGTAAAATGGACTTAGATACTTTTATAAAAGTTGTTGAATTAAATTTACAAACAGAGAAAACATTAAGAGATATAGGATCTAAAAAAATAAAAGAAATAATCACTGGTGGGCCAGAGGAGTTCCATGATGGTCCCCCATGTTTACAAATGATATGCAAAGAGATACAGGAATCAAGCACCAAATTAAAAGATGAAAGAGACAGATTTTTATATAACTACATGGTGTTTGCAAAGAAAAAATATCCTGACAATTGGGAAGATAAAATTTTAGAAGCAGCTAGAAATTATATTATTTACGATACTGTTTGGGGTGATGGAAAAGTAAAAGAAAAAATAAAATATTGGAAGAATGAAACTAAAGGTTTTAAATGTAGTGATTTACCTATCTCTTCTTATTGTGCAAAGGGCACTTGTTTAAAAAGAAAGTTTGGTATTGGTAGTCATAGAAGCACAAGTTGGCCACAAGTTTCTGGTTTAATTAAGATGGATTACAAACCTGATCCAGAGTTTTTTATAAATGTAGATCTAGCAGATGGTAAAGTCGTACAGATACATGCTAAACATATTAAAAAAATAGCAGAGATGAAAGAGATGCGGGCATTGATAGCAGAACAAACACCAATATTCCCACCGATACTAAAACAAAATGAATATCAAACTATCTTAGATACTTTGTGGGCTAACATGGAAACAATTAAACCACCAGCTGGAACTAATCCTATGGACATGTTGAAGAAAGAATTATTTGATTTTGTTAACGGACCAAAAGCTGGAACCTATGCATCTTTTAAAACAGGGGCTGTTTTAGAAGACGATGGCTTTTACTATTTTATTTATGATAAATTTTATGATGAATTAAAAAGAGGGGACTGGACTAAGGAAAGAGCCAGAACGGCTACCATGATTAAACAATATTTTAATGGAGACTTTGATTGTAAAAAAAGATTTCCAAAAGGTGAGAACGAAGATTCTTTTCCGCCAATTAGAGTTTTAAAACTTCCTAAAGAAGGACTACAGAAAGATGAAATACCAGACGAACTTATAGAATCAGAAAACAAGGAGAATATAGTATGAAGACACCGAGTGTATGTATATCAATGCCTGCATATGACACAATGCAAGTTGGCACCTGTTTATCTTTAATAAAACTTATGGATAAATTTACTGCCGCAAAAATAAAAGCAACTGTTCAAACTTTTAAATGTCCATATGTTGCATATGGTAGAAATGTTTTAGCAGCTATGTTTTTAGAAACAGAATATGATTATCAATTAAATTTAGATGCGGACGTAGAATTTGAACCTGACGTAGTGGGTAGAATGATTATAGCTCAAAAAGACGCTATTTGTGTGCCTTATCGTAAAAAAACTCAAGATCAAACTTTAAAATTTTCTGTAGAGTTTGAAGACCCAACTGACATTTTAATAGATGAAAAAGGATTAGTTGAATTAACAAAAGGACCTGCAGGTTTAACTTTAGTGCATAGAAGAGTTTATGAAAAATTAATTAAAGACTATCCAAATCTAAAAATAAAACAAAAAGAAATAGTATCAGAGAAAGCTAACAAATATTTTTATAATTTTTGGGACACCACCTTTGATAAAAATGGAAACTGGTGGGGTGAAGATGTTAACTTTTGTAATTTAATTAGAAAATCTGGTTTTAAATTTTACGGAGTAGCTGACGGAGAAACCACACACATTGGTAACTATGGATGGAAAGGACGTTTAACTGACACATTTAAAAAAGCCAATGGAAAAGATCAATAAAATTTTTGGTCCACCTGGAACAGGTAAGACTTATAGACTAATAAAAAGAGTTAAAGCTTACGTTAGAAAAGGTGTACCCTATCATAAGATAGGATACTTTGCTTTTACAAAAAAAGCTGCGGCAGAAGCTAGGAGTAGAATTGGTGTATCTGAATCTAAAGTTCCATACTTTCAAACTTTACATGCTTTTTGTTATCACCTGCTAGGTTTGAGTGATGAAGACATTATGCAACCATATCACTACGAAGAGTTGGGTAAACAACTAGGAATACGAGTTTCTTTTTCAGATAAATATAACGAAGAAGAAACACATTTTTTAACTTGTAATAATCCATACTTTCAGATGATACAAAGATCTATTAACAAAGATATAGATATTAGAAAGGAGTTTGACAGAAACGAACATGATAGAAAAGAAATAGATTGGGATACGTTGAAACATATATCGATAAATTTAAAAAAATATAAACAAAATAATCAACTAGTGGATTTTAATGACATGATAAAAAGAGTAATAGACTCAGATAAAATACCACAATTTAAAGCCATATTTATAGATGAGGCACAGGATCTATCTCCACTACAATGGAAATTATACGATAAATTAAAAAACCACACAGAGCACATGTATCTAGCAGGTGATGATGATCAAGCTATCTTTGCGTGGGCTGGTGCAGATGTTAAAAGATTTGTAGAGGAACCTGCAAAAGAAATAGTTTTAAGACAATCAAGAAGAGTATCAGTGTCCGTGCAACTAGAATCTAATTTTCCAATAATGAAAATACAAGGTGTTAGAAAATACAAATACTACGATTCCAGAGATTATGAAGGAGATTGTCAAACGATAGCTGATATTAATCAAGTAGACTTGACAAAAGGTAAATGGTTAATTCTTACTAGAACTAAATCTAATCTATTGCAAATAATGAAAGATTTAAAAAATAAAAATTATTATTATCAAAGTAACAAAGGTAAAAGTTTTAAAGTTGGTTTGTACAAAGCTGCTGTGGCTTACACTAAATGGAGAAACGAAGGTGAGCTAGATGAAAAAGAAATACAAGAAGTTAAAGACTACATACCAAATGGTGATTGGGATGATAAGATTCCATGGTTTGATAAATTTGTCGAAGACCAAAAAGAAATTCTATACTTACGTAATCTTTTATCAACAAACGAAAAGCTAGATGAACCTGCTAGAATTTGGTTATCAACTATTCATGCAGCAAAAGGTGGAGAAGGAGATAATGTAATTTTATCCATGCACCAGGGATCAAAAGTTAAAAAAGGCATTAGTTTAAGTGTTGACAAACAAGATGAGGAGCATAGAGTGTGGTATGTGGGCATTACAAGAGCACGTAATAATCTATACAAATTAAAAGCAAAAAAGAAAATAAAGGAATATCAACTATGACAACAAAAGATATATTTGAGGAAGCGTTTCCTCAATACACTCAGGTGGGTGGAAATCATTATACTAAGTTTCCTATACAACCTTATGAGTTTATTTCAAAAAACAATTTGTCGTTTTTTCAGGGGAACGTTATAAAATACGTTTGCCGCTATGAACGTAAAGGCGGAACAGAAGACATAAAGAAGATAATACATTATTGTCAACTAGAATTACTTAAAATAAAAGACGAAAAGAAAAAATGATTATACCACAAACTGAGTGGGCC